ATGTTAAAGAGTACAAAAACAGTTACATCACAACTACGAAATATCCAGGAAGCGGATCAGCAGGTTTAGGTAACATCAGACAAAGTAATGAGAGCGTGTCAACTTACTTCCCTGACAGATGGGTTACTAAATCAAGCAACAACGCAGACGGTTCTGGCTCTTTCGGTAGAAAAGCACAGAGAAAAGTAATTGTTGAACAATTAAAATCAGAGATCGACACTAACCAAGCAATCAGAGAAGACCAAAGAGGTTACAATGTGATTGCCACACCTGGTTACCCAGAGTTGATCGCAAACATGATTAACTTAAACACAGACAGAAACAACACAGCGTTTATAGTTGGTGACACTCCATTAAGACTGGAAGGTACATCAACAGCAATCCAAGATTGGGCTAACAACACAGCGTCAGCACTTGACAACGGTGAAGACGGTCTGACAAGCTCAAGTGATTTCTTGGGAGTGTTTTATCCATCTGGTTTGACTACAGACAACGCAGGTAAATCAATTGTTGTTCCACCATCACACATGATGCTGAGGACATTAGCAAACAACGATAACATCGCTTTCCCATGGTTCGCACCATCAGGAACAAGAAGAGGTGTTGTTGACAATGCCACATCAGTTGGTTACATTGACACAGCGTCTGGAGAGTTTGAAACAATATCTGTTACGGAGTCAGTGAGAGATTCAATGCATGAGGTAAAAGTTAACCCAATAACTTTCTTCTCAGGTGCAGGAATTGTGAACTTCGGTAACTTGACCAAAACATCAGCAAGTTCGGCCTTGGACAGAATAAACGTTTCAAGATTGGCGGTGTATCTAAGATCACAACTAGATGCAATCGCTAAACCGTTCATATTTGAACCAAATGATGAGTTGACTAGAAACGAGATCAAGGGTGCAATTGAATCATTCTTGTTGGAATTGACAGGTCAGAGAGCATTGTTTGACTTCCTAGTAGTTTGTGACGACACGAACAACACACCTACAAGGATTGACAGGAACGAACTTTATGTAGACATAGCAATTGAACCAATCAAATCAGTTGAATTCATCTACATACCGTTGAGAATCAAAAACACAGGAGAAATTGCAAAGTTAGGGAACTAATTTTGAATAAATAGGAGAAACAGATGGCAATATCAACTTTATCAAAATTTACAGTACCACTAGCAAACGATCAGAGTTCAGCATCACAGGGTTTATTGATGCCAAAACTACAGTATCGTTTTAGAGCAGTCCTGGAAAATTTTGGAGTATCAACACCGAGATCAGAACTAACGAAACAAGTGATCGATATCACAAGACCTAACTTGACTTTTGACAATGTGACACTAGACGTGTACAACTCAAAAGTGTACGTTGCAGGTAAACACACTTGGGATCCAATCACAATCACATTGAGAGATGATGTGAACAACTCAGTTACTAAACTGGTTGGTGAGCAGATACAGAAACAGTTCGACTTCTTTGAACAGTCAAGTGCGGCATCAGGTATTGACTACAAATTTACAACTAGAATTGAAATGTTAGATGGTGGTAACGGTTCAAGTACACCAAATGTGTTAGAAACATTTGAACTATATGGTGCATATGTTGAAAATGTAAACTACAACACGTTAGCATACGCAACATCAGATCCAGCAACTATCACAATGTCGATAAGATACGATAATGCAATCCAAACTCCAACAGGAACAGGAATCGGAACAGCAGTATCTAGAACGATCGGTACTCTAAGTACAGGTGGTGGACAGTAATACAAAAAATTAAGTAAGCAATTATAACATCAAAAGCGTCTTTATAGGCGCTTTTTTTGTGGCCATAAATACGAGTATGCCAAGCATAAACAACTTCCTAAAAGGTTTCCAGGACGGACTACCGGGTATGAAAGACTACCAACACGCATCGAGATTGTACGTAGACAACAATTTCAAGTTGATGCCAAAACAGAAGTTCCTGTTCCACGTTGTGTTCAACACGGACGAGACCCTATTCGTTGACGGATTCAACGCCAACGAGAGATACCAACTCAACATGTTGGTCAAACAGTGCGATCTACCCAAGTACAACATGAGCTACGAGGAGAAGACACAGTACAACAAGAAGATGTATGCTGGTACCAGGATAGCGTACGAACCTGTGAACATAACATTCCACGATGACCACGCAGACACCGTCAACGCATTCTGGAAGAAGTACTACGAATACCATATAGCAGATAGCATAGGAATGAACAACGACCTGACAATTTCCAACACCAAGGATGACTACTACAACTTCGGTGACGCAAGACAGACAACAAAGTTTGGTATGGACACACCAAAAAAGAGACAGAAACCATACCTCAAAGGCATAGAGATCTTCGTCTTACATAAACAGAGGTTCACATCGATGACACTGATCAACCCTGTCATAGGATCATTCTCACATGACAGCCTAGATCAGGCAGACGGTGCAGGTGTCATGAACAACACCATGCAGATCTTATACGAGACTGTGATATACAAATCGGGCATAGTGAACAAGAACAACGTGCCAGGATTCGCTACAATAAATTATGACAATTCACCTAGTCCACTTACTGTGTTGGGCGGAGGAACCAACAGCATATTTGGTCCAGGTGGTGTTGTTGATGGTGTAGGATCAGTGATAAGGAATGTGCAATCAGGAAACATTTTAGGTGCTATACTGTCAGCATCAAACACATACAACAACGCTAAAAAAATAAAGAAGTCAGACGTAAAGGAAGAATTGAAGGGTATAGCCAAGGATGGAATTCTTGAAGTGGGCAAACAGGCAGGATCGATAACCAATCCCATATCACAATTTAGTGTGGGTGCGGCAGTAGTGGCGGGCGTTGCAATAGCATCAGCGAGAGGTACAGCGGACAACAAAAATCAAGCCAATAACACATTAATAACAAACAGCCAATTAGATACTGCAAACTTCCTCGGTGCAGATGAGTCGTTTAATCTTGTTTCCAACGATGATAATGTTAAAGACGAAATAGCGGCAGGAATATACTACAAGGACATAGGTTCTCGTAAGGGTCTGACAGTGGCCGAGTCAAACATAGAATATGAGGGTTCCGCAGACAATATTAAAAATGTTTACACGAACAAGGCAATCACAGATATAAGGAAATTGGTCATAGAGGGCTATATAAAAATAGAAAGACAGACACAGGATGTCGAAGTAGCAACAGAGAAAGCAACAATATAATGGTCGAATTCTATACAAACCTACCACCAAAAGACAAAGACGAATTACAAAAAACTGTAGACAAACTGACCACAACTCCCTATGAGACTGACTATAATTTTAACGTGGGTGATTATGACAGCACAATAGCATTCTTTGTAAAACGTAACTTTTCTAGGTCAGCGGCAGAGTCTACAGCATACGCAATACTTTCACAGGCCAAAATTGATAATATAAAACCGCAACAGATATTAGATAAGTTGACCTATGCCACTCCGGCACTTTTATCTGAACTAATGACGATAATTTTAAACGCCAACAGATACAAGTCAAGTAGATTGGGTGTGAGGAAAACGCTTACCACTAAAGAGACAGTATCTAGAAACATCATAGACTAATGTTACCGAGATTTGCTAGGGGCAAATTCTCTCCCAAGAATCAAGAGAAATACGTAGGAACAAAGACACCAACATATAGGTCAAGTTGGGAACATGCTTTCATGAGACTGTGTGATGAACATCCAAATGTATATCAATGGGCTAGTGAGTCAATCAAGATACCGTACAGACACCCGTTCACAGGCAAGTACACAGTTTACGTGCCAGACTTCTTCATAGTGTACCAAGACAAGGAAGGCAGGAAACATGCTGAAATGGTTGAGGTCAAACCAATGAGCCAAACAAATATGCGAGATGCAGGTAAAAGCCAAGCCAAGAAAAAACAGGTAGTAATAAACATGGCCAAGTGGGAGGCCGCAAACGCATACGCTAAACAGAGAAAGATAAGATTTAGGGTGGTGTCAGAAGAACAGTTGTTCCACAACGGTAAACGTAAGTAAATACGACAATGACAAAGAAATTAGAAGACATCCTTAATTTACCAAATGTCAAAGAGGCATTCAAAGAGGTAGACAAGAAGGAAAAAGACAAGAAGATCAAAGAATCAAACGGTCAACACGCATCAGCAAAAAATCTAGATCCGCAGACACAGAAGAATCTACAGAAAAGTTATGCAGAATTCGACAAGGTGGCGGCCGCACTACCACAGGTAAAAGGGTTGGGAGAACTGTCAGACCTAGAACTAGACAAACTGGCCATAGAAGCGGAAGAGAGTTACAAGAATTTAATGGATCTTGGCATGAATGTTGACTCCAGATACTCCGGACGTATATTTGAGGTTGCTGGAAACTTCCTACGTAACGCCATAGACGCCAAAAGTGGCAAGATCGACAAGAAGCTCAAAATGATCGAATTACAACTTAAAAAGCAGAAGTTAGATCAGGGCAACAAAGACGGTGGTCCGGTAGAGGAAAGCGACGGATTTGTGATATCAGATCGTAACGAATTAATGAAGAAACTACTTAAAAAAGACTAAATATTGCATATGAGCACGTTTCAAGACTACCTAACAGAATCAGTAAAGTCATATGACTATAAAATTAAGATCGCAGGAGACCCTAAAGACATTGACAAGAATGCTTTAGAAACAGCACTGCAAAAATTTGATCTTGCTAGTATGTCAGCAGGCAAAAGCACACCAATTATGACTTTGCCTTTGGACTTTCCAAGGTTAAGCAACGAGTCTGTTACTATCTTTGACGTGACTACAAACTACCCAGAGTCACCAAGAGTGATGCACGAGTACCTTTCAGACTTACTAAGGATTCCAATGACGCACATGGTTGTTAGAAAACCAGGTGAACCAACTGAAGAATACCAAGACGACATGCAGGTTGCTAAGAAGTCTGCATTGGCAAATAAGATAGCAGACGTAGAAACAAAATTCCAAGAGCATCCGGTAAAAGGTGAAGAACACTTTGGTGACAAACACAACATGAGTCTTCTTAAAGAATTATTAAAAGACAAAGAAGACAGATACGAAATTGTAAACGGCAAAGACAACAAAACACAAGATGTAATGAGCAAAGAAGAAGTAGGAACACCAAGTCCGTTCTCAAAAATCACAAAAGCACACCCAACAGAAGGAAAGAAATAGTTATGGAAATGATCGACGTATTAACAAAGTTAAAAGAAATAGCAGAATCAAAACCTGAGTTGGTTAAAGACGCAGTGGAGAACGTTGAGAAGACAAATCCAAAAAATGAAAGTGCCACAAAAAGAGCAATGGAAGACGATGCTGAAAGTATGACAAGAGCAGAATTTGTTGAAAAGTACGGTTCAGCAATGGCAGGATTTTGGGAAGCCTATAATGGAACTGAAGAAACAGTTGAAGGCAAAATGCCAGCGGGACTAAAAGCATACCATGACAAAAAAGCAGACAAGAAAGAAACTGTGAAAGAAGACATCAAAATATCAGCAGACAGTCCACAAGAGGCGTCAATGATGATGCAGATTTTAAAACTAGCAGGCGTGCAACAAGTTGATCCAGCAATGATCGGCGCAGACGAACCAGAACATGGATCAGACATGGATCCAGGTGCAATGAACAAGCAAATGGACACACCAAGCGATGACGATGCAATGGGCAGTATGCAAATGGCTAAGATGAGAGACATGATGACTGCTCCTGCTGAAGAGAAAGCGGCGGAGACATTTGCAAACGAACCAGAAGAAAAAGTACAAGACGTAGACAGTTTAGTAAACAAACACTCAGGTGGGTTGAACAGACAAAAAATTTCCTACAAAAAAGAATACCCTGGAGATAATCCAATGGCGGCTGAAGACAAGATCACTGAGGAAGAGTTGGCCAACAGTCTTAGAACACAGTACGAAAGTTTCAAAACAGCATATCAAGAAGCGGCAAAACCCGACTTCCTAGACATGGACAAAGATGGCGACAAAAAAGAACCAATGAAAAAAGCCATCAAAGACAAAGAAGCAAAGTAATACTTTTCCAAGTACCATCACAGCGTTAAATACTACACTATGGCGTATGTATCATTAGATAGCGACCAAATTAAGAAGGCGCATAAGAAACACAAATACAGCAAGGCTCAAGTCGAACAGCTCGAGAAGTGTATGGACACCAAAACAGGTCCATTGTTCTTTATGAAAACATTCATGAAGATACAGCATCCGGTAAAGGGATCCATGCCGTTCCATCCATTCCCATATCAAGAGAGATTGATCAACAGTTACAATGATCATAGATTTTCTATTGCCATGTTACCTAGGCAGACAGGTAAAACAACGTGTGCCTCTGGATTCCTTATTTGGTATGCCATGTTCAGACCGGATTCGCAGATACTAATCGCGGCACACAAATACGCAGGTGCATCTGACATCATGTCAAGGGTGCGTTATGCCTATGAGATGTTGCCCAGTTGGATCAAGGCAGGTGTAACACAATACAACAGGAACAGCATAGAATTTGACAATGGTTCAAAGATTATGGCAACCACAACAACAGAGAACACAGGACGGGGTATGTCACTTACACTAATCTACTGTGATGAGTTCGCATTCGTTCAACCACCAGAAAAGGCCAAAGAGTTCTGGACATCACTGTCACCAACATTGAGTACAGGTGGTAAGTGCATGATCACCAGCACACCCAACTCGGACGAAGATCAGTTTGCATTGATCTGGAAGGAAGCCAACAAACGATTTGATGAGTACGGCAATGACAAGTTGATAGGGACAAATGGATTCTACGCCATGAAAGCACACTGGTCCGAACACCCAGATAGAAATGAGGAATGGGCGGAAGCAGAGAAGGCCAGGATCGGTGACGAGAGATTTAGAAGGGAACACGAATGTGAATTCTTGATCTTTGACGAGACCCTTATAGATAGTATACATCTGGCAGACATGGAGGCCGCGGCCCCCGTGGAGACGACAGGACAGGTACGTTGGTTCAAACGTCCAACACCGGGAATGACCTACATGGTATCGCTTGATCCCAGCATGGGTACAGGTGGAGATTACGCCGCAATACAGGTTTTTGAATTGCCCACGTTCGAACAAGTGGGAGAGTGGCATCACAACACGACGCCAATGAATCAGCAGGTAAGAATCCTGCAAGGCATCACAAAACATCTCCATGATGCAATAATGGAAAAAGATGCAACAGCGACACCACAGATATTCTATAGCATGGAGAATAACTCTCTGGGAGAGGCCGCACTTTTAAGAGTAATGGATATTGGTGAAGAAAATATAATGGGTATGTTCTTGTCAGAACCCATAAGGAAAGGGCACAGAAGGAAATTCAGGAGAGGATTCAACACCACAGCGAAACACAAGATAGACGCATGTACTAAATTCAAAGAACTTGTGGAGAACAACAAAATGAAGATACACTCGCAGTTGTTGATATCAGAACTTAAAGACTTCGTAGCATCAGGGATGAGCTTCAAAGCAAAACCGGGACAGCACGACGACCTAGTAAGTTCTTGTTTGCTTATGACACGTATGATGAAAGTGTTGGCAGATTTTGACCCCAAAATATTCGAGAAATGGACGGATAGGACCAGCGAGATAACACCCATGCCCATATTTGGATCGTTCACAGGATAATAAATACACTATATGAACCCTAAAAACTCCGAAGATTTATTCAACAAGATAAGATCACAATTCTCAAACATCAGACTAGGTGATGAGAATGGTGCCGCTACAGCCGATCCAAGCAGTGCGGTATTTTTTGAGTTTGAATTTCAGGAAGATGCAGACACTTTTGGTAGTGTGAGCATAAGCCTAGCAGACGGTGAGAACATGAAAGTGTACTACAACAGGGATCTAGTGAACAAGATTGACGAGGACAGTAGGGATGAATGGTATGCATTCCTTAAGGAGTTGAAGGACTTCGCAGTAGAGCACCAGATGAGGTTTGACGTGAGAGATATAACCAAAAACAACCTAACAAAGCAGGACTATGAAAATCTTGCAGATACGAACAAAACGGTAAATACTGATGAAATGTCGGAAGAACTAGCAAGAATCACTAAACTAGCAGGTGTAACAGAAGGCCTAACAGGCACTTCAAAACGTTCTTACGAGAACCTAAACAAAACAAAATTAATAATCAGACACAAAGGCAAAGTTGATGAGACTGTGCCGGGTGCAAGATCAAGACAGATACAATCACTATACATCGAAAACGAAGACGGTGAGAGATTCAAGTATCCACTTACACACCTAGCAGGTGCAAGAGCAATGATGAGACACGTTTCAAATGGTGGAAGACCACATGACGAGTTTGGCGAACACATTGTTAGAACATCAGAAGACATAGCAAAATTAAACTCATTCTCAAGGTATGTTACAAACAAAGATCAGTTGAATGACAACGCAGGTGACATCATTGAGCAGACTAAATTGAAGTTAGAGAACCTGAGAGGTTACATGAAGAACCTTTCTAACCAAGGACACTACGAGAACGCAAGTAAAGATTTCAAAACATCAGAAGAACAAATACTGGATGATGAAACTGTCAACAAAATGAGAGAGAAGTTCACAATGACTAACCTAGACAGCAGAGTTGAAGATGCACTACCAATCATAAACAGAATAATGAGCGAACTAGAAGCATCTAAAGAGGAAGAGCAAGTAAACGAACTAGAACCAGATGCGGAACCAATTGATGCACCAGTTCAAGCACCAGTAGATCATGGAGCAGTAGTACAAAGTTTCCTTAATGATCCAGATCAAAAATTAGTTTTGAGAAAAGACGATTCAGCAGACAAGATGTTGAAAGTGACGAAATTCACAAACAAGAACACAATGTTAAGTTCTATACTATCAGACATAGCATCAAGACTGTTGACTAAATCAGGTGAGGAAGACAGAGTGGCAAACTTCGCTTCCAGAGTTGCAGATGAAATGGAACAGGAGAATTCAGCAACATTCAAAGCAACACCCGACTACATCAAAAACAAGAAGATAGCAGTACAGTTGGCAAAGAGATACATCGACGATTACAAGAAAATGCAATCAGAGCCAGGATACACGGATCAAGTGAGAATGGATCCAGCAGATTTCAATCCAAAGAAAGACCTTAAAGGTAAGGCTAAAGAGACAGAAGCGTTTGAGAATTGGGTTAATGACATTGATGAATATGCAACAGAACCAAAAGATCCTGAAATAGAAAAGAAGGATAAAGAAAACGCAACCAAATTAGATGTCACTAAAGCAGATAAGATGATGAACACTACTGCATACAAAAAAATGAAGTCAGGCGATGAAAGATATGCTGACAAGACAGAAGGAAACCAATTCGCACAGGCAGTCAACAAAGCCAAAGAGGCAGGCATGAAAGCAGGCGATAAATTCAAAGTAGGTGACGACGAGTACACACTGAAAGATGCCATAGAAATGGCAGGCTTACAACTTGAAGAATTCTTCGCACCAGAAGACAACGCTCCAGACATGGTTATCAGAGATCCGGATGACGAAGCAGATGACAAAGAGCAAGAGATAGCAAAAGATCAAGAAGAAGCAGAAAAGATTAATAC